GGTGCAATATTAATCTCTTTTATAATCATTTATATTTCCTCGTCATCCTCAACAGAAAACGTATCTAATAAAACAGAATTAGAGCTGTTCTATGACCTACAAGATACCATCAGATACTACAAGAATAAGGATGGTTCCAGCACAGCTCAAATAAAGCTCTTAGAGGCAGACAAGAAGTCTTTAGGTAAGGTATTAGCACTCAAGAACAAAAGTCTCTCAGATCTTCTTAAAAGTGGCTCTACGTCAGCGTCAGTGTTTGAGACCCTAACTGTTTACGATACAGTAACCAAAGTTAAGGTAGACACAGTTAATTCTAAGCTAAGCTTCAAGGATCAAACCAAGGATAAGTGGATTGAGCTCAACATCGAACTAAAGAATGATAGTTTGAAGAAGTCTATAGTCTTTCGTGATTCACTTAGTGTATCATTTAAAAAGATTCCACAGGGGTTCCTTAAGAAAAAGAAATCTGTTGTTGAGGTTAAGAATTATAATCCTTATGTAAAAATAAATAACCTACAATCATTTGACGTTACGGAGAAGCGAGTTAATCTATTGTTGCCTGGCATTGCTATTGGGGCAGTAGGTGCACTGATTCTTTTAAAGTAATATGGCTAAGGTAATAAGAAGTAAAAGAAAAGTTTCCAAAAAGAAAACCTTTAGGTCTGGGTTAGAGGATATCACGGCTCTACATATCAAGAGTAAAGGAGCTAAGTTATTGTATGAGACCTCTAAAATAAAGTACACTATCCCCGAAAGCAATCACGTCTATACTCCAGACTTTATATTACCCAATGGTATCATCGTAGAAACCAAGGGGAGATTTATGATTGATGACAGAAAGAAGCATTTACTAATACGTGCTCAACATCCAGATAAAGACATTCGTTTTGTATTTACTAGGTCAGCAACTAAACTATACAAGGGAGCTCGTACTACGTATGCTGACTGGTGTGTAAAGAATAACTTTAAGTTTGCAGATAAATGCATACCTGATTCTTGGTTCAATGAGTAACAGAAGAAAAAAACTTCCTAAGTACACAGTCCCTAGTGATGAGGATTTAAGTATGTTAATATACCTAAATGCTAATGGTGACCTTATACATATGTTATTTAATAATCTACCTATATCTGGAGTATTTGAGTGGGAAAACAATGAAGGTCCTCAACAAGATTTTTTTTCAGAAATTAAAAATAGTGAAAGCAATGATGATGATGACGATGACTATGATGATGACGGTGAGTTTTTTAGCAAATAAATAAAAAGAAATTATGAGTAATTACAAACAGTACAGACAAACTGCAGTAGATTTTTATAAGAAAAACCCTAGCTTTAATTCTGCAAGGATAGCAAGGGATCTTATAAGTAATGGAGGTGCACCTAATGATGATGTTTTTTATAGGCTCGTAAGAAAGTGGATAGCCTCAGAGAGAGCAAAGGACTACAGGATGAATGACCACGAGGCTCTTGAGAAAGAATGCGAGGCGATTGGTATACCAGTAGAGGACGTTAAAAACTATTGGCATAAGGGTGAGCACTTTTCTATCAATGTAAGGAATGAGCAGACTAACACCATGCAGGATGTTCTAAATGGTATCATATCTAATATGGATAATCATTCTCCATCCTACGAAGTAATTAAAAGAAAAACTATAACTGATCCACACCTATTAGTAGTAGACCCAGCAGATGTTCACATAGGTAAGCTATGTAGTGCATTTGAGACTGGTGAGTCATACGATAACCAGATAGCAGTTAACAGAGTAAAGGATGGCGTACAAGGCATCCTAGATAAGGTACAGGGGTTTAATATAGATAAGATACTCTACATAGTAGGTAACGATAAGCTACACGTAGATACCCCTAAGAATACTACTACAGCAGGTACCCACCAGGATACTACAGGTATGTGGTACGATAACTACATGATCGGTTTCCAATTGGATGTAGATATCATTGAGTCACTTAGACTAATTGCTCCTGTACACGTTCAGTATGATCCATCTAATCATGACTACACTAACGGATTCTTTTTAGCTCAGGCATTGTCTTCTTGGTTCAGGAACTGTGAGGACGTTACGTTCAATGTATCTATTGCTCACCGTAAGTACTTTACCTATGGGCAGAACCTTATAGGAACAACACACGGAGATGGAGCTAAGACTGCAGACCTACCATTACTGATGGCACAGGAAGCGTCTGAGCACTGGCATAACTGTAAGCATAGGTACGTATACATACATCACATTCACCACAAGATGAGTAAGGACTATGGTAGCGTATGTGTGGAGAGCTTAAGGAGTCCATCTGGTACAGACTCTTGGCACTCAAGGAATGGATATGCTCATAGTCCTAAAGCTATTGAAGGGTTCCTACATCACCCTGAGCATGGCCAGATTGCACGGATTACGAATCTGTTCTAGTTTAGAACCATTCTAAATTGTAAATAAATTTCGTAGTGTCAACTACATTACAGATATTTACCGATGTAAATTTTTCATGTACTTAGTTTATAATGGGCGAGTGGGTTTAGTAGTGTTTACCTCTCGCCCTTATTTTCTAATCTAACCCAACAAATCTTTATGAGTAACAACAGAGTTTTTGAAACTGGTAGTCAAAGAGATAATGACACCAACAAGTCATTGCCTAATCACTTAGATGCTTATGTACGTATGAGATATGGTTACCTGCTTAGGCATGGAGCTAATCACTACGATAAGGGTAACTGGAGAAAGGGTCAACCTACTGAGGCCGCATTAGAAAGTCTTCATAGGCACTTAGCTAAGTTTGAGATTAACTACTACAATGGAGTTGAGCAGGATGAGGATCACTTGTCTGCTATTATCTTTGGTATACAGCTCATCATGAAGAATGAAGAGAAAGAAGGTATTAATGTTGATCATTACTATAAGCCTATTTAGTAACATTTATATATATATTTATTGTTACAAAATAATATGCAGTTCGGAAATAATCCGAATTAATGTGCGATATAATACACAAATACATATACTTTTGTCCATTATAACAGTCATTACATTTAAAAGTGCTACTTAATGCACGATTTATCGTACAATTAAACTACCTATATAGTATATCAATGTCAAGAACTAAAAAGAAACCGTACACAAAATCTAAGAGGTTCGATAGTACGTGTAGATCACATGGTGGATGTCCATACTGCTTATCTAATAGGATGCATAAGGTTCTTAAGAAGATAATACCTATTAAAGAAGAGTTTTATTTAGATAATTAATTACTATGGGAAAAATAACTAATGTACAAATAGATTTACTTAGAGCATTTGTTGATAGATTTGATCTTGATTTTGTTGATGGTGGTAAGTCTATTAGTTTTGAGAATGCTATCAGGATATTTGAAGGTGAGAAGCCATTACCTAAGACCAGGGATGAGCGAAGAAATGATTTCATTAGCTCACTTTCTCCCTATCTACAAACCTATGGACCTAAGATGCTTAATGATTTTTACAGGTACTGGGCAAGAGATGATGGAGCTAAGATGAAGTTTGAGGGCCAGAAGAGTTGGAACGTAGAGCTAAGGCTTTCCAAGTGGAAGTCTAATCAGGATGAGTATGAACGTAATGCTTATATACAACAATTAACTAAAAGAATATGACACCAAAAGAAAAAGCAAAATACTTAATTAGTATACATTCACTAACTATGCTTGGTGAAATAGGTAATAAACTAAATGTTTATGAAGTTAAACAGATAGCTAAACAATGTGTAATACTTTCAGTAGAGGAGATACTAAGTACCCTGTATGATTATCATTATGATTCTGAAAGTGGAGCATATGAATTTTGGCAAGAAGTTAAAACCGAAATAGAAAAGTTATGAAAAAAGAAGAACAAAAACAACACCTCATTGACATGATGAGATATGATGAGAATTTGGGATTGTATAAAGAAACCGAGCAAATGAATGTAGGTGGTGGTAGCGGTTCGTTGCCTGAACGCAAAGCTGAATTATTGCAGACATTAAAAAAGTTACAAGAAGAAAACAAAATTACAGATGAAGAATTTCAAAAAGGTTATTACAATGGGTTTGAAGATGGCTGCAATGCAATGATAGAATTTCTGTCAGGCAATGGAGCATAACTCATTGCTAACCGAACCTTTATATCGCATAGCCACTCACTAACCAAACTTAAAAAAAGCAATGGAAAAGCAAATCGAAAAAGCAATCAGAGAAACTTTGGTTATCAGTAACCCCCAATCTATTCATTTAGCAGTAAAAAAAATATTGCTTTTGCTGGATGACACAAAAAAAAGTTATGACCATGCAAACAATAAACATAAACAATGATTAAAAAATACAGTAGAGCCAGTGAGTTTACGCAGGACATCCTTGACTCTCAGAATTCTACATTCGATAAGGGGTGGAGCTGTGGTTGGAACATAGGTGATGACAATATAAGTTTTAAGAGAGGCTATACATCGTATGTCTATAGCCATCCAGGACAGGGTAAGACTGTGTTTGTTACTGAGTCGTTACTACACTTAGCTAAGAACGATAATCTTAATGTGTGTATCTATTCACCTGAGACTGGAGGAAGGAGTGAGATAGTATGGAATCTTATACAGGTTTATACTGGTAAGAGATTGTACGGTAAGAATGCTCACAAGATAAGTAAGGATGAGATCGAGAAGGCTATTGAGTTTATTGATAAGCACTTCATTATACTGGAGCATAACCCATTCTCTGGTAAGGGCAACGAAAGGTTTACAGTAAAGGATATATTCAATCAGGTACATATGGCAGAAAGGGAGTACGATATGAAGGTGGATGTACTATGTATTGATCCATTTAATCTATTGGATAGGGAGCTGGATGATGATCGTAAGGCTATACAGGACTATGTTTTAAGTACACTTGGATTTATTAACTCAGCATCTAGGAAAATGAACCTACATACTATATTGGTTGCTCACCTTGCAGGAGATGATGTCATAGTAGATAAGGATACAGGCATAGAGTATAGTCCTAAGCCTCACCCAAGTAAGCTTGCAGGAGGTCAGAGTTTCTGGAGAGCAGGGTTCCAAATGATTGGGTTATTTAGAACACCCTATGGTTGCTTAGATAAGCAAGGGTTCGCTTATAAAGAGAACTCTATGTGGATTATGGTACAAAAAACAAAACCTTTGGGGGTAGGTAAGCTCGGCCACTTTGAATTGTATTACGATACCAATACTCATACACTATATGAGACCTTTGGGGATAAGAGATTTAGGTGTGGAGAGATGAA